GATTTCCAGGTATTCCTCGTTCAGCGCCTCATAGCGGCGTATGAAGATCTTAGCCGCACGTTCCGCCGCATCCAATGTGACCACCCCTCGTCAGCTGTCAAACACCCCCGCCGTCGGGTCCGGCTGCTGCGCCTTTGCCTGCTCCACCTCCGCGCGCGCGTCCTCCATCGTGCCTCCCATCACCCACTGGGTCAGCCGCTCACCCGTGATCAGCCCGCGGCTTTGCAGTTCGCTCATCTGTGCGAAGGTCTGCTGGCTGCTTTCCAGCAGGCTCATGTCCCAGTCAAAGGCCGCTTCCCACTGTCCCCGCGCCCCCGCGGGGGAAAGCCCGAAGCGCTCGGCCAGCACGTCGGCGGCGTAGAGCACGTCGCGCACAGCGCTTTCGATCTCCCGCCGCATCAGGCTGACAAGACTGTAGGTGTCGTACATCGCGGCACGCACCTCGTCGCGGTTTGCGTAATTCATCTGCTGGCGCTCGGTCAGGATCCCCTGCGACAGTCCGCATGCCTTCTCCACGCGGCGGTACAGGCTTTGCAGCCGCCCTTCAAACTCGCTTTGGCGGATGGCAGGGGCGAAGTGCTGCCACTGCTGCCCCTCGCCGATGGCTCCATAGCTCACGGGCACAAAGGGCGTTTCGTCGTCCTGCACGGTGCGGCGCACGTCCTGTATGGACAGGTCGTCGAGATTGCGCCACAGCGTCGCGTCCAGCCCCAGCATGGGACGGGCCAGTTTGAACTCGCGGCGGTACCATTTCAGATGCTCGCACAGCTCCGCTATCTCCGTTTCCGCGCCCCAGGTAACGGGCACGCCGTAATCGCTTTCCTGCGCGCGGTTGTCGCGCGGGCACCTGATCCACGCCATGAGCAGACGGTCCGTTCCGACAATGCTGACCTCCTCGTCAATGCCTGCCCACTGCGAAACCGTGTCCATAGGTGCCGGCATTCCCGATTCACTCACCACCCGCTGCCGGATGACCTGCAAGTCTCCGTCTAGCCGGTAGTCCATCAGGCGGTAGTAGCGGCGGCTGTTCACCTGCGCCTGATCTGCCAGCACCGTGGCGGCCGTGATGCGATCTCCCTGCCGCGCGCTCACTGCCACGCGGGACTGATCCACCGCAGTGACCACGATTTCCCCGCTTGTCACCATCGGCACCAGCACCTTGCCGCCCTTGCCCCAGGCCTGCGCCACGATGCCCGGCATCTTCCGCCAGAGGGTGTTTGCAACGCCGGTCAGCAGCTCCGCGCGCTGACCGTTGCCTTCCACGGCCAGTGTGCTTTCGCCAAGGGTCAGGGCAGACAGCCGCCCGGCGATCACCGCCGTGATGTTTTCGCCCGTCGCGTCCTCATACCGCTGCACAAACGTGTCCACCGGCTCCGCCGCCTTGCGCGGCCTGACTCCAAACATCCGCTGCACCCATTCGATCAGTCTTGCAAGCATGTCATCTGTCCTTTCTCAGCCATACGCGGTTGAGCGCATAGCGCACCGCGTCAATGGCGTGGTTGTCGCGGTCGGGATACCCCTCCACGTATTCTCCGGACCGATTCTTTTCGTGCTCATAGCGCTGGAACTCCCGCGCCGTTTCCGGTGTGCGCGTCGGGTCGATCACGATGCGCCTGCGTGTCCTCAGCCACCGGATGCCCGCTTCGATGCTTCCCGGCCCCTTCAGCGCACCTGTAGCACGTAATCCCTCGGCCCGTAGATCCGCGATGGGTTTCTCGCTCGCGCTGTCGCAAATGATCTCGACCGACCGGTCCAGCCCTTTCTGATCCTTGAGCAGCCCCGCCAGCTCCCGGTCTCCGGTGCGGTACCTGCGCAGCTCGTCCAGCACATACACCGTCTGACCCGCTGGATCGTAGCTCACGCGCACCCAGTGGCTTGGGTCTGGCCAGTAACCAAAGTCCAGCCCGTCGTAAAACGCGCCCATCCGCCTGATTTCCCCGTCCGGGATGGGCCGCAGCTCCACATTTTCAAACACCTGACCGCCCGTGCCGGTCACTTCGCCCAGGTACATGTGGCGCCATGCCCGCTCGTCACTCTGGCGCAGAGCCTCGGCGTCGCTGAGGAATGCCTCGCCCAGCCACTGGGGCGGCATGTCCAGATAGGTGGACCGATGCGTCATCCGCTCCGGACGTACCCTGAGCGCCTCCTCGTTGACCCAGTTTGCCGCGCTTTGCGGTGGATTGTAGCTGTAGAAGGTGATGGCGCTGCAGCCGCGCAGGGCGCTTGCCTTGATGGTCTGTATGACCTGCATGCCGTCAAACTCTGCCAGCTCCTCAAACCACAGGTAGCGGAAAACCCCCTTTTGCAGCTTGATGCCCTTGCTTTTCTGCGGGTCGTCCGCGCCGCGGAACAGAATCCGTTGACCCGTGGGCAGGTACTCGATCTCCATGGGGCTTACCCTGCGCCGCCAGCAGTCGGGCACGCCCAGCGCTTCGATGGCCCACCACAGCTGCGCCAGCACACTGTCGCGCAGGGTGTCGGCCACCTTGCGGTATACCAGCGCGTTTGCCTGCGGGTCCCTCATCATTCCCAGTACGATCTCAACGCTCACAAAGCTGCTCTTTCCACTCCCGCGCCCGCCATATAGCCAGTATTCGGCGTGCCCGCCGCGGCGGATGTCGGCATGTACCGCATGGAACGCCGGGGCAATCAGCCCGGCAAGGCGCACGTCAGGCATGCTCTTCTCCATCCCCAGCCAGCGCGGCGTTCGGCTCCGGCACGTCGTCCACAATGGTTACCAACCCGCCCGGCACCTCAACCCGGTCGGTCCACAGGGCATACCGCTTGCCCAGCAGCTCGGCTGCGCGGTTGACGTCGCTTAGCTTGGGCGGTATCTGCTCCAGGTGCGTTTCCTCCCGGTCTGCGTATCGGGTGCGGCCGTCCTCGCATATTACGGGCATATGGCTGCGCAGCGTCACTACCACGGTTTCCCTTTCCTCCCGCCTGAGGATGCGGGTGAGGGCCTTCAGCACCTCGTCCCCGGTGGCGATCAGCTCCGCGTCCTTCTGGGCCATCATTTCAGCGATGCGGGCGGATATCTGAGGTTTCCTGAGGTTGTCGGCCCCTGTCCGGTAGGCCGTCCTTGGACTGTACCCGGCACGGATCGCCGCCTGGGTGGCATTGCAGTCGATGATGTATTCCTTGCAGAACCGCTCCTGTCTGTCCGTCAGCATCTCCTGTCACCTCCCCGGACGGATACGGTCTATGTCATCTGTATGGCAACGAAAAAGAGCGCGGTGCTCATACACCACGCTCCCCAAGCCCCTTCCTGCAGTTTGATGGGGTCTCATTTGTGCTACGTTTCTTTCCGACTGTTGATTATTCCATATCTAACTTTTCCAGCAATGCCTCCTGCAATGTTTGCGAAAAGTTAATACCCTGCTTTTCCGCCGCCTCATTCATCCACTGTGGAATGGAAAGCGTTTTTTTAACCGCCTGCCTGCTTATACGCTTACGATATGAAAGCGTATCGGCTTTAACGAGTGTAACGATGGCATCATCCGACTGTAATGTCTTCGGGTCGCTGGGAGTCGGAATAGGGATGTGATCATTCTCCATCTGAATTAAGCACATAGCCAATACATCTTCTGCCATTGTCAGCGCTCCAGCTAAATCGTCCGCGCAGGTATAGCAATGCGGCAAATCAGGAAAAACGACATTGTATCCATTATCTTCTGGCGTTAAAAGCGCAGCAAAAACATACTCTTTCATTTAAAGTTCTCCTTTTACGAAATACTTCTATCAATTATGCGGAGGTGGCGGGGGCTTATTTCAGCCCCGCATCTTTTAAAATTCTCTCCGCGGTTCCTTTCTTTAATTCCTGTGAATCATGGCGCGGGACCGGAAATTTCTGTCCTGTCACTGGGCTAAACCACATTTCATGTTTGGTTCCTTCAAAGCTTTTAAAGCACTTCGCCTTTCGAAGCAACCGCTTCATCTCGCTAACCTTCACATACCAACCTCCTTTCCTGTATCTTGCACATTGATTATATTACGTATTCATACGTATGTCAACATATTCAAGGGAATCAAAAAGGACGGCCACGATTCGTGCCATCCTCACTTACTTTTCCAAGTATAGCATAGCACAGCATTTTTACGCTGTCAATCATGGTGTCTTGTCGCATGTTGTCGCTTTTTTTATCAAATAGCCGAGAATGATTTCTCCCCCTCTTCAAGCAATTTATAGCCGTATTGCCGGTTGTATCCCACTTCTTTTGCCGCTTGTGCAACAGGCAACCAATGGACGTATCTCAGCCTGAGCATCATCTTTTGTGGGCCGTCCGGTAAGGAGTTTATGGCCGGTTCCAAGCGTCTGCGAAAAGTTGAAAGGTCAATCTCAAGTTCCTTTAGCTCTTCCATAAGCGCCGCCAGATGTTCAGCAACCTCGATTGTTTCCGGATGCAATGGAGTTCCTTTTGGCATCCCGTTGATAACTGGCCTTTGGTATCCATTTCCGGCCCGCTGAAGACGCTCAATCTCCCTTTTTACGTCTGCACGACGGGAAAGAAGAACTTTCATCTCCTCCAGAATATCCGTGATTGTCATACAGGGTTCCTTTCTGTACATTTGGGTAACACCGGTGGAGTAGGGCAGGTGAGTAGCTTTCTGGGATCGCTATCGTTCCATATGCACCAGCAGCTTTTTCCCAAGACATATGCCGCCTGCTTCATCAATCTCAAACATCACTGTCTTTTTCAAAGCCTTTCGCAGCTCGCATCGGGCCATGTCGCATCCGGCGCCGTCGCACAGCACGCAGCGCTGACCGATCGCCTGGCGGATGAATACCCGCATCACGTCCTGCTCAATCACGGTGTAGCCCGGCGTGGTGTCCGGCACGCCTTTGCAAACGACCCGAAGCTCCTGTCCGCGCAGGTTCAACAGAAATTTTCGCCGCTTTTCATGTTCGATGGTGTCCATCACATCGCCTACGATGCGTTCCATCCATGCCGCACAGGTGCGTAGCTGCCGCCACCGCCCGCAGGCCTGCAGCCGCTTTTTCAGTCTCGGTGATGTCTCGCTGAGGATCTCCATCACGCCCCAAAGCAGCTGGATCTCCCTCGCCTCCGACTCTTTCAGTGGGATCGGTTTAATCGTCCCGTTCATCTTTGCTCACCTCGCAATGCAAGTATAGGTCATGTGCGGCGCGTCAAACTCCACGCCGAAGGACCCGTTTTCGCCCTGGCGCTGCTTGGCCACCCGCACAACAATGTACTGATATCCCTCCCGCGCCTCGATGGCCCCGCGCGTGTCGGTGTCATACGAGGGAATGCTGCGGTCGCTGCCGCTGGTGGGGTGATGCAGAAAGATCACGATGTCCGCGTCCTGCTCGATGTTGCCCGATTCGCGCAGGTCGCTCAGGTCCGGCATCACCGGCGCACGCTCACCGCCGGCGCTTACCGTCTGCCGCCCCACCTGCGCCATGGCCACCACCGGCACCTGCAGATCCAGCGCGATGTCCTTGAGGGCGCGGCTCACATGGCCCACGGCCTCGTAACGCTTTTGCAGGCGCGCGCTGGTGCGTAGAATTTGCAGGTAATCCACCACCAGCAGGTCGAGGTTTCCCAATTCCTTTTCCCGCTGGGCCTGCACGCGCAGCTCCTCCACCGTGGCGCTGTCAAAGGTGAACGCCAGCGGCAGGCGGCCCATCTCCCCGCAGCACCCGGCCAGCTCGCCCCATTCCTCCTGCGACAGCGCCCCTCGGCGCAGCCGGGCGCTGTTGATGCCCGAAAGGTGGGCGGCGATGCGGTGCGCGTACTGCATCTGACGCATTTCGCGGCTGCACACCAGCACATGCCGTCCCTGCCGGGCGGCATTGATGGCGATCTGCATGCCAAAGGCGGATTTGCCCACCGCGGGCCGCGCGCCGATCACCGCCAGATCGCCCGGTTCCAGACAGAAGATCAGGCGGTCAAGATCCGGAATTCCGGTCAGAATGCCTGTCATTTCGCCGCGGGACCGCCGTTCCACATCGTCGTATACGCCGCTGGCCAGCTCGTCCATGCGCACAATGCGCCCGGACGGCGCGTCCAGACCGCGCAGAGCGGTGCGCAGCGCGTCGGTGCAGGCGTCCACGTCCTCGCCCTCGGTCAGCCTCCGGCAAAAGTCGCTGGCCATGGCATAGGCGCTCCGGGCCCGGAAAAGGCCCCGGAGCCGGGCGATGTAGTGCCCCGCGCTCGCCCCCGATACCGCAAAGCGCATGCACCCGATCAGGTATTCCGCCATGTCCGGCTCGCCTGCGTCGCGCAGGGCGCCCTGCACGCTCAGCGGCTCGATGGGCTCGCGCCGCTCCTGAAGCCGCCGCATGCACGATAGAATCTTTTCGTTCAGCGGGTCGTGCATGAGGTCTGCCGGCAGCGTCGGCAGCTGCTTTTGTACCTCCGCATCCGTCAAAAGCGCGCCGATCAGCCACTTTTCGCTCTCGTGGTCGTACAGGGGGATCATCTGGGCAGCTCACCCCTCAGCCGCGCCAGCGTGCGCGCATCCTCGCGCAGCCGTGCTGAATCCTCTTCGCCCGCCGGTGCCCGCATGTCCTGATGCGCTTCATCCATGCCCCCGCGCTCACGCCACCTGCGCAGAATTGCCTCCACGTACCGCCAGCAGCGTGTGCTCGCGCTGCCCGTGCCCGCCCGCCGGATCGCCTCCCGCACCCATGCCGCCGAGTAGTCCGCCACCAGCCGGTTACCCTGGCTCAGGTCCGCCGCGCTTTGCGGAATGCCGATCTCCGCCGCGGCGTCCAGCACATCGTCCATTTCCCGCTGCAGGGCGTCGGCCTCCTCCTGTGTCAGCAGGGGAAGCGTTTGGGCCGCAGGTTGCGGGGTACTTTGTGGGGCAGGTTGCGGGGTACTTTGCGCCGCTATTTGCGCCCTTATATTACTGCTGCTGTTGATAGTAGCAGTAGTATATAAGGGGGCAGGTTGTGGGGTATGTTGCGGGGCGGGTTGTGGGGTATATTGTGGGGCAGGTTGCGGGGCGGGTTGCGCCGCTATTTGCTCCGCAACGCTGTAAATGGTGTAAAGCGGCGCCTTCCGGCCGCGCTGGCTCTGCCAGTCGATCAGCCCCTTGGTTTTCAGTCCGTTTCGCGCCCGCTCCACGGAATCCTTGCTTGAACCTGTGTAAACCTTCAGCAAGTCCATCGGAACCGAAAGCCCCTCCGACTTTCCACACCTTGCGCTGATGGCCGCCAGCGCGTGCCATAAAGCGATTTCGTGGGCCGTCAAAGGCTTTGCCATCATCCGATCGATCAGAGCCAAAGCTTCACGCGCATAGTCCATTGTCCGGCTCCCTTCGTGTGTCATGTGAGGGCGTTTTCTGTTTCTGCATGAGCGCCCCTGCCGTGCGGCGACACTCCGTGAATCCCACATAGCCGTTCGTCCAGCGGGATGCCGTATATGTGGTACTTTTCATCAAAGGCAGTCTGGCCTATCTGGTCCACCTCCTGATGGTGCGTCCGGCACAGGCTTTCGGCCAGAAGGCCGATATGTGCGATGCGTTTCCGGCTTCGCCCTATTCCCACGCGCGTCACATGGTGCAGGTCCGCAGGGCCTCCTGCCAGTCCGCAGACGGCGCACCTCCTGTGCGCAAGGCATGCGTACAGGTAGCGGGAAAC